ATGTTTTTTACCCCTAAAGCTTCATACATCGATCTATATGCTTGATATAAATCGTGTACTTGAGGATTCGATTGCGCTAGTTGAAGTTGAGACTGCGCCATCGAAATTCTTTGTGTTTGAGAAAAGATATTTGGATCTGCTACAGGTAATATATCTACTCTATCATCAAAATCTTGAACTTTAATTTCTCTAGATGCACCTGGTACATCATATGGATAAACAGGTGGTAAGTATGTTTTAAATACTTCTGCTAATAATTTAAATTCTTGTTTTAATCCTACATATAATCTTTTGTGTATAGCTGACATTACCCGCGATCCACGCTCCAATAATGCTACTGTCGTTCCGACTGCAGCTTGTTGGTTCATGTCACCCACTTGTGCATCAGCGATGCTCGCGAATCGTTGACCTGCTTGCACGACTGTTCCCATTAATTGTAAAAGAGTTTGGTCTGGTCCTTTAAATGGTAATTGCATAAATGCATCTCTAATATTTCCACCCGGAGCGTCGACATCTCTAAACTCACCAGGTTGTAATGGTTGTGCATCATCTCTAATTCTAATACCACGTTGTTTAAAACCAGCCGGTAAGTTTGCTAAAGTTCCCGCATCTAATAATTGTCTAAGAGCTGCAGTTGCAGTTCTAGTTAAACCACCAATCATGTGTATTAAACCAAAACCATAAAAACCTGTTCCTGGTAAAAATTTAAATTGTACAAAATATTTTATTTTTTCTTTTGCAGGATCATCTTGTGTGTAATTTCTTCTAATGGATAAAACTTTATTATTAGCTTCTGCAATTGTTACAATGTAAGGTAATTTAATTCCTGTAGGTTCTCCGTCTTGACCTATATCTTCAAAACCAGGTAGATCTAAATTTACATGCATTTCTAAAATTGTATATTGATCTTCTTGACCGTCTTTTGAAATTCCTTCAAGTTCTCTTTCTTTTGCTTCTACTTGATTTTCAGTTATAGGTGGTTCTCCTAATCCTATATCTCTATAAAAACCAGAAACTTGTTGCTTTCTTATTTCATTTTCAGACATTTTAATTACATGCACAATTGCTTCCGCATCTTCTAATGAGTTTGCAGAATATGGTACAATTAAATCATCGGCCGGTACAAATTTAGAAACAGCTCTACCTAACAAATCATCGTAGTAAACTTTTTTAAAAGTAGAACCTGACAATGGTAAATAAAATAACATTTGATCAAACTCTGGTTCATACTCTTCCATTTGATCCATGATTTGATAATTCATAAAATCTTTTACTCGGTGAGCTTGGTCTTGTTTTTCATTTGTAACGTCACCTAAAATCTGTGCACGCACTGGACCATCTGCAGGTAATAATTCTTTATAAGCTTGCGCTTGAAATTGTGTTACGGCTTCTGCAAGAACAGGGTGGTTAACACCAGATGCACCTCTAAACGGTTCTGTTCTTCTTTCATATTTAAAACCTAAAAGTTCTAAACCTTCTTTGTAAGATTGTTCCCAATCTCCACGAGATTCTTTGTATTCTGTGTATTTATCAAAAAGAGTTGAACCAAGACTATCTAAATCTTGTTCATCTATAACTTCTGCTAAGTTTTGAAAGTGAGTTTCTGATTCTAAATTTTGTGGTTTGGGATCAAAAGATATTTCCGCACCACCCATTTCGTCCATTACGACTTCTGGTTTTTGCGGATCTTTTGGTAAGTCTTGTCCTGGTATCGCAACTTCTTGCTCTACAAAAGCTTCGTCAGATACGGGATTGTTTGGTAATGCGTCGTCTATTTCTGCCATTTCTCTTTCCTGTTAGTTATAACACACCTTTATAAGTTGGTTTTGCAAGTATACTGAATATTCCCTCATTTTGCAATGGTGTTTCTTCTGGCTCTTCTTCTGCCATACTTTCAATGCCATATTTATAATATGGACCCATTTTACTTTTTACAAATTTTTCTTTAGCTTCCATTATTTCTGATCGTGATGGAGGTATCTCTGTATCATCTACCATACGCATACCAGCGCCTATTCCAACATCAAAATCTCTTTCTGCAATATTTCTTAATCTTGTAGACAAAGGTGTTTTTTCTACTGCTTCTTCTAAACCTTCTTGTGCAAAAGTAAAAGGCTCGTATAATTTTCCTGTTTCAAATTTTGCATCTTCGCCTGCAATTTTATTTGATAAAAAGTCTCCTCCACTGACTACTAGGTCAGGTAAATTTAAAACACCTTCTACAAATCTTTTAGCAGTATATTTACCTGCTTCTTTTCCACCTACTCCTTTATCAATAGCAGTTGAAAAATCATAAGCAGCAAACATAGGATCAATAACAATTGCAGCTCTTCCAAAACCTCTTAATGCAGTTCCAGCTGTGTTTAAAATTCTTGTGGCAGCTTGTTTAACAGCGGGTGGTAATTCAATACCCATCCCCGTAAAATCTACAAAACCTGCAAAACTATTAAATCTTATTCCTTTTGATTTTGCATGTTCAGAAACAATTTTAATATCATCTTCTAAAGATACTCCACCTCTAGCTTTATTTAATTCATTTAGAGTTGCTATTAATTTTTTAGGATCTTTTGTTACTGCTCTTTTTTTACCACTACTATCTGTATAAGTTCCTGAAATTAAATTTTCTAACTCACTAGTTTTTGTTATTCCTAAGTGACTTAAATCAACTGCAGATTTAGAAGGTTTGTGTCCTCCATATTTTCCGGTGTTTCTATTAAAATAAGTTAGTTTATGTTTTTTAAAATAATCATCTATTCTTTTTATTTTTGCTTTTTCATTTGGATTATTAGCTATGTAATTTTCTACTCTTTTCTTTGTAGTGTTGTTTAACGCTTTTGGAATGATATATAAATTTTTTGGATACTCTATATCTAAACCATCTAATATTTTTTTAGTTGCTCTATCATAATCTACTGTAGCTCTTCCTCTAATGTGATCTACTTCAAACTGTGCATTAGTTCTTATTTGTTGCATGTCCATTTTTTTTAACGGAACGTTTTCTATTAAACCTGTTTTTGCATTAAAGAAAGATGTAACTAAATTTTTTAATTTAGGATTATTGTCTACAAATTTGTATAACTCTTTATCACTCATTTTTCTTAATGCATTATTTAAAGCTCTACCTAGTAATAAAATTGTGTTTCTATCTCTACCGTAGCCAAATTTTTTATACTCAGCAGATTGTTTAGATATAGTAGTAATGTCTTGTTTATAACTTTTAGGATATTTAGTATAAAATGTTTTTTTAGGAAAACCAAAAGTTTTAGATTTTTCTAATTTTTTAAATTTTTGTTTTGCTTTTTTCTTATCAGGATCTAATACAAATCTATAATCTTTACCTGGACTGTCTCCTCTACCTGCTTTGTAATATGAAATTCCTTCTCTATTTAAAATATCTTTTAAAGCAGCAGCTTTATCTATTCTACTTACTTTTGATGTATCAGTTAAACGAAATTTTTCTTTTGGATAAGGCTTATCAATATTACTCATTAACTTTGATAACTCACCTTTTGTAAGTTTTAATAATTTTTCCATCTCACCAGTAGCAATTGTTCCAACATTAGGTTTGTAAGATTTATTAAAAGTGTCTATTAAATTTCCTACGATAGCGGCAGATATTAATTTTTTTTTACCTTTTCCAAACGCTGTGTTTTTTCTAACAGCTTCTGTTATTCTAGTTTCTTCTACAACTTTATTCCAAATTCCTTCATAGTCATTTGGTTTTAGTTTGTATTTTTTTACAACTTTTTGTATTGCATCTTCAACACTTCTTTCTCCTTTAAACTTACCGGTTCTCGTAGCTATTTTATCACCATCTACTTTTGATTTCCAAAAATCGACAAAGTCTGGATCTTTTGCTAATTCTTTGTAACTATATTTACCTTCATATTCTCCTAAAACTGGTTTTGATGGATCACCATGTTTTTTTACTAACATCTCTCTGTAAGCTTTAGCATCTTTAAGTGTTTTATGTTCCTTTAACACATCACCTCCTATTGATGAAGTAATGTATCTAATATTCTTTCCTTTTAACCTTTGAGAAATTCCTTGTCCTAGCTGATCACCTGCTTTAACATTATTAGCCTTGTCTACTAATCCTGCTTTAGCAAATTTTTTTCTAAACATTAAATTAACACCATCTCTATCCACATCTACTTCAAACATTTTATTGTCATCGTAGTAACCACCACCAATTTTTAGATCTGGATTGTATCGAAGGCCGTATTGAATTTTACCTTCTTTTCTTTTTTCTTTTAAGGTGTCTATTATACCTTCAAATAATCCGGCCATTAGTCCTGCCTGTCGTATAGATATACTCTTCCACCGTCTGAATAATCTTCTCTAGCTTTCTTTTTCTTTTTCTTCTTAGTTTTTTTCTTCATCATTTTACCCATAGGTATTTCTATAATATCGTCATCATAATAATCATAGTCTTGTGTATCTTTATCATAATCACTTAGTCCTGGTTTTTTACGTCCTGTGTTTTCACCAGGTCTATTAATTAAAAAAGGAAAATCACTTTCACTAATTGGTCCACCGTTTGCTTTTCCAAACAGAGCTTTTTCTAAATCATCCATTGGATTCATAAGTTTAATTCTGTTTCGTCTTATGTAATCTGTTAAAGACTCACCTTTTAAAACTCCAACACCATTTTCATATGCATCAATTATATCTTCATAAGATTCTGCTTCACCACCTTCGGCCATTTCTTTTCTATCGTAAAGGTAAACCGCACCGCCGTCGTCATAACCATTAATAAGTCCACCATCTTTTAAACCCCAGCCCCCCATACCAGCTTTTCTATTGGCATCTGAAACTGATTGAGCTTGTGATTTACTAATTCCTAATCCACCTCTATCTCTACTTCTAGACATATGATCACCACCTTTACCTTCTCTTCTTTGTGTCATTTTATTTGCGGCAGCTCCTGCGGCTCTTTCTTTTTCAATTCTTGTTTTTAGTTCTTCTT